AGGTGGTAAGAAGAACTATCGTATCAAAGGTGTGTTCATGCAGTCAGAAATAAAGAACCGCAATGGACGAATGTATCCGCACCACGTTTTAGAAAAAGAAGTAAGACGATATAACAAAGAATATGTCAATCAAAAACGTGCATTTGGTGAACTGGGACATCCAGATGGCCCTACCGTAAATCTAGAACGTGTATCACATATGATTACAAAGTTGCATCCCGATGGTAAGAATTTTATTGGTGAGGCAAAGATCATGGATACTCCCTATGGTAAAATTGTAAAGAATCTTATAGACGAAGGTGCCAAGCTTGGAGTTTCGTCCCGAGGTATGGGTTCATTAGAACCTAGAGGAAAAATGCAGGTTGTCAAGGATGATTTTTATCTTGCCACTGCGGCCGATATTGTTGCAGATCCTTCTGCGCCTAATGCTTTCGTAGAGGGTATTATGGAAGGTAAAGAGTGGATATGGGATAACGGCATAATTAAAGAGATGGATATAGAAGAATATAAGAACCAGTTAGATAAAAACTATAAATTTGCGCAGGCGAGAGAAGAAAAGAACGCTGAGATATTTGCAGATTTTATGTCTAAAATCTAAATATTATAAATAACTTATATACTTTATAAATAACAAGGGAGTTATCCAAAGATGACAGATATCAACGCAGAACTAGAGGCCATTGCTGATGAAGTATTCACAGACGATGCGCAGCTAGATGAAGTGGCCGCAGATGCCCCGATGAAAGGTGCCTCAGCCCCTATGCCTTCCGAAAGGCTACCGGGTGAAGTGCAAGACATGGGTCCTGCTGTTGTTTCTCCTGACGCTAAAACTGATCCTGGTGTTGCTGCAGAGAAGAAAGCTAAAAAGGCCAAGAAACCTGGCCGTGATGGTAAAGGTCTTCCCTCTGCTGCCTCTCCGAAAGCTGAAGGTGACGGTAATGGACCTATGAAGTCGAATGAAGAAGTTGAAGAAGATGAGACTTTAGAGGCTATTGCCGAAGTGCCTGAGACTACGGAAGAATCAACTACGGTGGAAGATGAGACAATAGAAGAGCGAGTTTCTGCTATGGATCTCTCGGATGATGTGAATGCCCTGACTGAAGGTGGTGAACTTTCAGAGGAGTTTAAGAAGAAGGCTGCTACAATTTTTGAAGCAGCTGTTCGTGCGAAGCTTCGTTCAGAGTTAGAACATTTAGACGAGACATACACAGCAAAGTTCGATTCTGAAATTGAAGAAGCAAAGAATGATATGGCTGAGAAAGTCGATGACTATCTCAACTATGTTATAGAAGAATGGATGATGAAAAATGAAGTTCCCGTTGCTCATAGAATGAAAGCGGAAATTGCAGAAGGATTCATCACAGGTCTTAAAACTTTATTTGAAGATCACAATATTGCTGTTCCTGATGAGCAGTTTGACATGCTTGATGCCGCGGCCGAAAAGGTTGATGATCTTGAGAGTAAGTTGAACGAATCGTTAGAGAAGAATATTGAACTTTCTAAAGATAATGATGAACTGAAAAGACATGAAATTCTTTTAGACGTGGCTTCGGATCTCGCAGATACCGAAGTAGAGAAGTTTGCAGGTCTTGCAGAAAATATTAACTATGAGAACGAGACTGATTTTCGTGAGAAAGTCGAAACGATCAAAGAGTCATATTTTCCAAAAGCTCAAACAAGTAACAATGATGACACAGCAGCACCTGTAAATGAGGGTGGCACACCGACTCTAGAAGAAGGTGACGTTCCCCAAACGATGGCTGCTTATATGTCTGCTATTTCACGGAATCATATCCGCGAAATGCAAGGCTAAATAAGTTTACACAACAAAAATAGGGAGAAAATAAAAATGTTTCAAACGGAACACCTACAGGAAAAGTGGTCGCCAGTGTTGGCGCATCCAGACCTCCCCGAGATTAAAGATAGCTATCGTCGGGCAGTCACCACAGTAATCCTAGAAAACCAAGAGCGGGCAATGAGAGAAGATGCAGCATTTCTTTCAGAGGCTGCTCCTGCAAACGCTACAGGCGCAAATGTTGCTAATTGGGATCCGATCCTAATTTCACTAGTGCGTCGTGCGATGCCTTCACTTATTGCTTATGATATCTGCGGCGTTCAGCCAATGACCGGTCCTACTGGACTTATCTTTGCGATGAAGGCTCGATATACAAACCAAGCTGGTACAGAAGCGCTGTTCAATGAAGCCAAAACCGAATTTGCTGGTGCTGGTACTCAGGTGGGTTCTAACGTACTCAAGAATTTGAGTGCTGCTAACTTCCAGACAGGTACTGGCATGACAACAGCTGCTGCTGAAGCACTTGGCGATTCCGCTGGTAATGCTTTTGCTGAGATGGCGTTTAGTATTGAAAAAGCAACCGTGACTGCAAAGTCCCGTGCGCTGAAAGCTGAATACACGATGGAACTTGCTCAAGACTTGAAAGCCATTCATGGTCTAGACGCAGAAACAGAACTTGCGAATATCCTAAGTTCTGAAATTCTTGCTGAAATCAACCGTGAAGTGGTCCGTACTATTTACAAGAATGCCGTGATGGGTGCTGCTACAAACACCACCACTCCTGGTATTTTTGATCTTAATACTGACTCCAATGGTCGCTGGTCTGTTGAGAAGTTCAAAGGTCTTATGTTTGCTATCGAACGTGATGCGAACATGATCGCTCGTGATACTCGCCGTGGTAAAGGTAACATTATCCTTTGCTCCGCTGACGTTGCGTCCGCTCTGACAATGGCTGGTCTGTTGGATTATGGTTCAAACCTGTCTGACAACCTCAATGTTGACTCCACAGGCAACACATTCGCTGGTGTATTGAATGGTCGCTTTAAAGTCTATGTTGATCCTTACATGAATATGGCCGTTCCTTATCCGACTGCTGGTACACCAGCTGGTGCAAACGCCAGTCAGTACTACTTGGTTGGTTATAAAGGCACATCGCCTTATGATGCAGGTATTTTCTATTGCCCATACGTTCCGTTGCAGATGGTTCGTGCGGTAGGCGAGAATAACTTCCAGCCGAAGATTGGTTTCAAGACACGATATGGACTGCAAGTAAATCCGTTCGCTCAATTGAGTGGTGCTACTGATGGTTCTGGTGCTGTGAACAACAATGTTTACTATCGCCGTGTTCAGATTGATAACCTGATGTAATAAAAACAACACACTTATTATAATAATAAAGTGTTATTTCAAAGACCTTCCTTCGGGGAGGTCTTTTTTTTATGTGCTTAGATTATTATAAATAGTTATATTAAAGAGAAGTAATTGTAACAATGATGGGGTCCCGCTTCCGCCTCGAGGAGAAAACAAATGGCAATAGTCAACACAATTTTGAGAGATACGGACTGGCAGGCAATCATCGTATCTAATATTACAGCACATACAAATGCTAATTCAGAACTAGTTTCTGCCGACGAATTAAGATACTGGACTACTGGTAATTCTGCATTAAGTATTTCTAGAATCAAATGGTCTGGTAGTAATCCTGCTGGTGGTGTTTCAGTATTATTTAAAGCAACAACCAATGTAACGATGTGTCATATATTTGGTAACAATGGTTCCTATGGCGGAACTGATGGTGGCCCCGGTTTTAAAATGCAAGAATACGGTCAGTTTACAACCAACCTATCTGCCGCTATTACCAATTCAGTAACTACAATTGGTTTAGATGATACAAGAGGTTTTGCCTCTGCTGGTATGATTGTTATAGGCACAGAAAATATTACCTATACTGCTAAATCTACTCAGTTTGGTGCTGGTAATCTAACTGGTTGCACAAGGGCCGCAAACGGATCAACTGCAGCTATTCATGCCGATGAAGCAGAAGTAAAATCTATGCGACCTATTGGTTATACTGGTGATGTTTTAATAACTCCTGCTGCATCTTTTACAGGAACAATCATCACAGAAGTTCATAAAATGGTGAATGAATCTGGTGCTGGTTGGGGTAACTAATTAAGTGGCTGAATTACCTAATTCAAGTTTACGAGTAGGTGAGGTTGGCGGTTCCGATAGTTATGAGACTACCGGAATCGTTGACGCCACAGCTAGACAACCAGAAGTATTTGACTATTCACAATCAAATCAATTTAAAATTTATCTACCTATTTTTCCTACGGTAGAGTGGTTTGTGGTGCAAGCTAATATCCCTGGTGTTACTTTAGGACAGGCAAGTCAATACACACCATTCGTAGATATTGCGGTGGTGGGTGATAAGTTACAGTATGACAATTTCAATATGACTTTTATAGTTGATGAGAAGTTAGAAAACTACCAAGAAATGTTAAACTGGACATATAACATAGGATTTCCTTTTGCTAGAACTCAGTTCAATGCTCTAGCTCGACCAGATCATATGGATAGGGGTGGTCATCAGACAGCCAGAAAGATTCAAAAAAGTATGACAGAGGGTAGTTCTAATGTTTTTAAAGATGTGAATGATAGAAATTTATATACTGATATTATGTTGACTATATTATCCAGTAAGAATAATCCTGTCGCTAATGTTCATATCTATGAAGCGTTTCCTGTATCACTGGGCTCTATTGATTATAATACACAAGAGTCAGATACGGGATATGCTACTTGTAGTGTGGAATTTGCCTTTACTTGGTTTGAAGTGAAGCCCAGTAATGCATAAATAAAACTGAAGCAGTCATGTTATTATGGGGGATGGTTTTTTTATCTTCACACTATAGAGTGGAAGTATATATATGTAAATAGGTATAATGACCTCTGACTGCTTCACCTTACATTATGGTGATTTATGAATATTGATGAGTTGTTTATTGAAGTAGAGCGTGATATAACAATTGATGATACGGAATTGGACCTTGAGTCTATTCGTACACCACAGATACATAACAAATATCTAAAGATGTTTACTAAGCATTCTTTGCAGCATAAAAAACTGCAAGATGATTATAAGGTTTTGTATCGAGTGAAGTGGGAGTATTATACAGGCAAAGCTCCTCCTGAGGTGTATGCAGAAAACCCCTTTGAATTGAAGGTGCTCAGAACTGATGTAGGTATCTATATGGAGGCCGATAAAGACCTTCAACAATTGGGTCAGCGTATGGCTTATACAAAACAGATAGTAGAATATCTGGAAAGAATATTAAGGGAGATTAACAACCGAAACTGGACGATTCGTAATACAATTGAATGGAAGAAATTTCTTCATGGTGATTAATAGTGTCCGTTATAGTTGAAAAGTTTAATGAAGCGTACATCAGAATTAAGTGCGAATCATCCATCTCCAGAGAACTCTCCGAGTTCTTCACCTTTGAAGTTCCCGGTGCCAAGTTCATGCCATCTGTACGAAACAGAATGTGGGACGGCCGAATCAGATTATTCTCTCCTGGTACTGGTAAAATCTATTATGGACTATTACCTTATGTCCAAAAGTTTCTCAAGGAACAAGGCTACGAAATCGAATACGAAGGAGATTTTGGAGTCAAAAAGTTGGATAAAAATGTTACCGAAAGATTTGTCCGGTCGATTGAGAAAGGAAAGTTCAGAGCGAGAGATTACCAAATAGATGCTGTACACAGTGTTTTGGAGTCTGGTCGTGGTCTTATTCTTTCCCCTACAGGTAGCGGCAAGTCATTCATTATATATGCTCTAGTAAGATACTACATTCAAAAATTCACAGATAAAAAAATTCTTATTGTTGTTCCTACTACCAGTCTGGTTGAGCAAATGTATTCAGACTTTGCAGACTATGGCTGGTTTCCTGACGAGCACTGTCACCGATTGTATGCTGGTAAAGATAAAAATACTAATAGAGAAGTTACCATCTCCACATGGCAATCAATTTATAAATTAGACAAAAGATACTTTGGTCAATTTGGTGCTGTGTTTGTTGATGAAGTTCATTTAGCAAAAGCAAAATCATTAACAGGTATTATGACAAAGTTACACGATTGTAAATATCGAATAGGTCTTACAGGTACACTAGACGGCACAGAGATTCATCGTTTAGTGTTGGAAGGCTTGTTTACAGTACACGAACAAATCACCACTACATCAAAACTTATAGAACGAAAAGAATTATCCAATCTTCATATTCGTTGTCTTGTATTAGAACACACTAAACAAAATAGAATGTTGATGAGGGGTAAAACATATCAACAAGAAATGGAATACATATCTACACATCTTAAAAGAAATCAATTTATAAAAAATTTAACTTGTTCCCTAGATGGTAACTCTTTGGTATTAGCTCAATATATAGAAAAACAATTAGTTCCTTTGTGTAGTATGATTGTCGATAACTGTGGTGATGAACGAAACATATATTTAATCTATGGAGCTACACCTACAGATGATAGAGAAAAGGTAAGAGAACTTGTGGAGAAAAATGATAACTGTGTGATTGTTGCATCGTATGGTACATTCTCTACAGGGGTAAACATTAAGAGATTACATAACATTATATTTGCTAGTCCATATAAGTCACAAATAAAGGTTTTACAATCTATTGGACGTGGATTACGATTAGCTGGTGATAAGGAACAATTGAATATATTTGACTTATCTGACGATTTGAGTTATAATAATAAGAGTAACTATACATTAAATCATTTCTCTGAGAGAATAAACATCTATAATGAGCAAGGATTTGATTACGACATAGTACCAGTTAAGTTGAAAGATAAATAGTCATGATGGAATTTGCAGACAAAGATGTCAATGAATCACCCTACAAAGTCATTAAGATGATTAATGGTGATGATGTTTTGTGTAAAATACTTCAAGAGTACTCTGATGCTCTCGTTGTAGAATGTCCTATGTCTGTTACTAGACAACACACCTATGATCGTCCAGATCACATTGTCGAACATACAGGCTTACAGAGATGGGTAAACTTTACTAATGATGTTAAGTTTGTTATCAATAAAGAAAAGATATTAGGTTGGGGGAATCTAGCACCGGAAGTAATCGTTTACTATCGGATGATTTCTAATAAAGCTAAAGAAGAATCTGGTATTGAAGTTGATAAAGATGATGGTGATGATGATATTATGGATAGAATTCGTACTAACATAGATAGGTTGTCAGCTATTATGGAAGAGAATACTCCAACTGAAGAAGAACTAATGGAACATGATGAAGATCCAAGAATGACCCATGTACCGACTAAAAAGATATTACATTAAAGTGCTATTCTCTTTCTCTCGGAGACACTGCTGTTTATTATATCACATAATCCCCAGTCTGTCAAGCTATTTTAAAGGATGTAAAAATTAAGACACTCATAATAGATATAGACGGAACTCTAACGAAATATATGGCTGGTGGCCATAAGGCTATAGTGGAACAAGACCATGAGTTGTTGCCTGGTGTATTAGAAAGAATGAGACTATGGGAAACTCAGGGTCATAAGATAGTTTTGATGACGGGTAGACGAGAGTCCGTAAGAGAACGCACTGAATCAGAACTCCGCAGATTGGGTGTACCGTTTGATACTCTATTAATGGGCCATGCAGATAGTGGTAGAATTCTTATCAATGATATTAGTCCTTATCAGGGGGTAAAATGTCATGCAATTCCAGTAGTCAGAGATGGTGATTGGAATAAAGTAAATTGGACTACCGTAGGGCTTGACAATACAGGGAAATAGTGTTATTATATAGATGTCTAAACAAAAAAGGCATTTATTATGTTAAAAAAGTATATATATCTTGCAGGCCCAATTGCTGGACTGAACGAACAAGAAGCAACTGAATGGCGAAGCGGAGTTCAGGAAGTATTACCATATGGTATTATGGGCATTTCTCCTTTACGATGTGAGCCTGTTAAAGAGGGTATGACATACACAGATGAAGGTGCGACAGATCCTATGTGGTCTGATGCTCGTGCCATCAATGCAAAGAACTGGCTTGATACAGAGTCATGTGATTTGGTATTGGCATATCTACCCAAAGTGATGAACGATAGACGGCCATCAATTGGAACTATTATTGAGATTGGTTGGGCGATTGGTTTGAGAAAACCTTTGATTGTCGTGTCCGATGATGATCAATATATGGAACATCCTCTTATCAAACACAACGCTTCTTGGAGACTAGATAATCTTTCCGATGCTGTAGAAGTCATTACAGGTCTATTTGGAGATTATGTAAAATGAGGAACATTCTATGGCTAAGAAAAAAACAATTCACTATGTAAATAACAAAGAATTTCTGCAAGCAATTGTAGAGAGAAAGACACTAATAAAAGAAGCTGAATCTGTTGGTGAACCACCACCCCAAATTACTAATTATTTGGGTGAGTGTATTCTAAAGATTGCGAATCACCTATCATATCGACCAAACTTTATTAATTATACTTATCGGGAAGAAATGATTTCCGATGGTATTGAAAATTGTTTGCAGTATATAGATAGATTCGATCCAGAAAAGTCATCTAATCCTTTTGCATATTTTACACAGATTATTTACTATGCATTTGTCCGTAGAATAACAAAAGAAAAGAAACAACAGATGATAAAAGAAAAATTACTGAAAGAGTCTAATATAGAATCTCGTATTGCAGTTCAGGCTCATGACAATGAATCAGACTACCAACAGCAGTTTGATGATATGATTGACAAGTATACATTTCACCAAGATTGATAAATAATGAAAGTTGCGATTATAACGGACACACACTACGGCGGTAAAAATGACCTACATTCCTTTTCAGACTTCCAAGCCAAATTCTACCAAGGAACTTTTTTCCCAATACTTGATCGGGAAGGAATTACAACGATTATTCATTTGGGGGATGTGTTTGATCGGCGCAAGTA